TACAAGTTTCCCTATAGACTTACTACTAGCAAAAATCATACAATACTAAAATAAAGTACAAATATTATTCTGCCAATTAATAATTTTAATAATCCCCCAAATCAATTAAACAACAAATTTTTCAATGAAAGCATTATATGTATTAAAGCCACTAAAAGTCCTATACTCACCCTTAACAAATGAATATACAGCGTCTGTTACTACTTTAACAATAGTGCCACTACCATATGCACCCATAGAAACATAATATCTTACATCTACTTTAAGACCATCAACATAAATTGTATCATTTAATTCAACAAAATCTACACCATTATCAATAATCTTAGAACTATAAGGATTATAAGAACGAATTGCAGTATTTAAAACTGAGAAGTCAAAATCTGGTGCATAACACTCAACTAAATCACCACTACTTACAACATTATCACCAAAATCAGGTAATGTATCAACAGGTAATCTAGAAATAAAATCATTAACATGTTTAAAACTTAGCATATCTATATCTCTTTCCATAAAGTAATAGAGGTGTATATCCATATCAAAAGAATACTGAATATAACACCTCTATCCCATAAATTAATTATAATACATTGTATTTAACATTCTTAGGTGTCTTAGATTTTTTACTTTCTTTAATTGCTTTTTTGATATTTTCAATATCTTCTCTAGATACTTTATTACCAAAATCACTAGTAATATCTATAATCCAATCATCACCAACACCCTCAGCTAGTTGATACATCTCTTCAAGATTTTCACCAGACCTCTTTAAGAAAAGTACCATGTTATCAGCATTAGGTAAAATGTCTTTAATCCCTGTTAAGAACATTGCATAGTTTTCATTAGGTAATGTTTTACCATGAGCCTCCATGAAATCATTACACAAGTCTAAGCAATACTTAACAATGCTCTCAGTATTACCACTATATTTAGAGAAGTTACGTTGTACAATCTTCATAAATGGAATAATAAGAGTTTTATCACTTAACTGCTCAATAGTGATATCCTCATCAAGATTTGTACCAAATGTATTATTGAAGTATTTAGTAAACTCACCTAAAATACTTTCCCCTAGATACATTTTAAACATATCTTCACGCTTATTACTAGTATTGATATCTAATTGCCTTACAAAACCAGCTAAATCTTCTACTAAATCAATAGTATCACTACACTCAACCCTATCATCAGCAGACATAGGTTTAAGTGTAAATTGTTTTAAATCATCTCTACACTGAGCCAAACTATCAACAATATCACTAGCAGAAATTGATGTATCCCCAACTTTAACACTATCACCAATTAGTAAAGATTCCCAATTATCACTACCATATAATAATGAATCCAAGAACTTAATTGTTTTTTGAGCATGACTTTCTAAAGAATCAGACTGCCTTTCTAAGATTAAGTCTTCAAACTGCATTACTACGTCATCGGTAAACAAGATTTTACCATTGAAAGCCTTAGCTTTAAATGTGCCATTTTCTTGTCTCTTACCACGCATAGATTTAATATCTTTAGATAGTTGTAACATGTTACGTGTAGATGGTTGTGCATCTTCCAATGTACGTTTCTCAACACTAGCCATAATTTTTAAAGCTTGCTCTGTATCTAAACCCTTGAAGAACTCAATCAATGTACCATCAATTAAACCCTCTTCTTTTTGAGATTCCATAAACTCAATCCATGATGCTACATCATTCTCATCATAGTTTTTCTTCCAATAGATTGAGAACCTAGCGGCAAAGGCAGGGTCAAGTGTACCTGTATCACCATAACCACCAGCTTCATCGTCCATACCTTCCCAAGCCATATTACAAGCGGCAACTACTTTAACCTTATCTTTATAATTAGAGAAGTCAACACCAGCGAAACGATAGTCAGAAATAACCTCAAATACAGCAGATGTAACAGTATTAGAACTTACCCTATTAACCTCATCAAAGAATAGGATAACCTCTCTACCCTCTTTAAGTGCTGTTACAAACCTATCTTTAATTGTCTTATCAGGGGCTCTCAAAGTCATGATATCAGTCATACCATACTTAATGTCAGCAGATACATTAGCTACTACACTTTGTAACTCCTTAGATACATCATCAAGACCACTACCTTTAAGAATACCACCACCAACATATTCTGTTAGTGATTGTTTAACTGGCATACCCATAAGGTCAACAGCATCTTTACTAGCTAAGTTAACATTAATTAATACAGGCTCTAAACCTGTTTTAATCTTAGCCTTTTTCATATACTGTTTAACACGACTTGTGTTATGAGAAATGAAACCATTAGCAATAAATGTATGAGTTTTAGGAATTGTTACGTCATATACAACATGAGTACCAATCTCTTCAACACTAACTACAGTACTAACATTACAATTTCTTAAATAAGAAATTGTTTTAAATTCATCCCATAATGGATAAGCAATAAACTCTCTCTCTAATTTATTATCTTCAATAAAGGAAAGAATATTATTGATAGAAGTTCTATGTCTATCTAAGTCATTACTGAAATAACCTGTTTTTAAATTCTTATATTGAGTACGTGTCATACCCTTAGACTCAAAGCATACCTTGATTAAGAAATTAATCTCATCACGTAAAACAGAACCACACTCTAAAGGAATATCTAATTTACCCTGTCTAGTATTACCACTAAACTTAGAAATTAACTCTTCAGCCTGTTCATGTTTTAATACTAATAAGTCTTTAATTAATAACATCAACTCAACACTATCCCTAGCATTAAGACGCAATCTAGGGTAGTAGCTATCGTAATCTTTATTGTATCTGTCTTTACCACGATAAGCCTTGAAACCTAAAGAAGATAACACATCTTGTAAATCAGAAATCAAAGATTCACTCTTACAACAGAACTCTACATACCCATAATCACCACTATGTGCAATATACCCATCTGTATCAATATAACCAGCAAGTACATTTAGAATGTATTCATATGAACCACTTCTAGGGAAATGCTCTTTATCAACATCACCCCAAGTATAATTATATACTCCAATTTCCCATAACTCTTTTTTAAGGTTTCTTCCATCTCTAGGGAACTCTTTATATAACCTATAAATCTTACCACTATCTCTTAAAGCACTACGGAAATTGTCAGACCTTGTACGTTTTGTTGTATCTTCAATAAATCCATTTTCATTTAATAATGTAACTATTCTCTCTTTATTATAAGAAAGAGTTAAACTATTACAACCTTTAGCTTTATTTGAAACACAACCATCACCTAATACAAAGCCATACATATAGGCATTGAAATCATGTTTAATATCTTTGAAATAAGAAGAATCAAACTTCTTAGATAATAAAACATCCCCTTCTTTAATGTCTAATGCTTTCTTCCAAACAACACCCTCTTTAGATAACACACGTAATGGATGATTTTTAGTTACCTTAATAACACTACCATAATTATCCTTGATAGCAACAACTTCATCACAAACCTCTCTATATGTATGAGAAGTAGTAACATAATCGGTTAAACCATCTACAACATACTCACGTTCAAGATAACCATCTGTGAAATCAAGATTCTTAATTTCAGTAATACCACCATCAACACGAATAATTGTATCACCAGTAACACATTTCCCGAGTGCAGACGGCCCAATTAACATAGCAGGAGAGCCTGTTTCTAAAGCAGTTGATAAGAAGTCACCTACATCATCTTTAACAGGTTCTTTTACATCATCGTAGTTACTATAACCTTTAGATTCTAAGAAAGGAATAAACTTCTCACAACACCACTTAGAAACATAACCCTCTAGGATTTTACGTTTGTAAAGTTTTTCCTCACCACTATCTTCTTTACCATCATTTTCAGCCTCAGCAGTTTTATCAACTGAGTACAAATAATCTGACAACATATCCCATGTACGATAGTTAGGGAATACTTGTGTACGCTGTTCATTATCAGATAAACCCTCAGCAATAGCATCCAATACAGGCTTATCTGTATACACCATGTCACGATTATTATTTAAAAACTCTAATACAACAGGATGAATATTAGTTACACCTTTAAAGCCTCTCTTATCAGTAGTCCCACTTGCCCACTCAAACCACCTATCCATTACGTCATTAGGATATACTTTTAAAGGAATAAACCTATTAGAGTATGCTACGTCTAAATCAGTGTTAACGTCATAAAGCATATCTAATTCCATACGATATTCCTCACGCTCAACACCTTTTTGAATGTCTAAGTTAGTAGCGGCAACAAATTTACAACCATTCAAAGTCATATCATTTAACTTCTTCTGATTGAGAAGTTGTACCAAAATCCCATTTACACCTTTATCACGACAGTTATGAACGAATACACCACTATCATCACCTAAGTCAATCAAGAAGTTATGAGTATCTTCTACCTCAATATCGTAAACATCTTCTTTATAAGGTAGTATTTCAACAGAAACAACTTTATGATTATAAACACTAGCCAAGTCTTTCGCTCTAGCAAAAGAACCAAAGTATTTACATAAATTACCATACCTAAAAGCAAAATGATATTTATCTAAATCCCTATCAGAATGATACTCCATATATTCTCTATTAGTGAAATCACCATACTCACTTAATAAATAATTCAAGAAACTTAAAGTATCCCTAACACCTTTATTAGATAAATCTACATAATCGCCAACAGATGTATCATAAGTGCCATCACAGATACCTTGCTTTGTTTCATCATAATTAAGAGATTTAATTTTATTAAGAATTTTCTTATTTGAGTTGAAAAATCTTTCCCAATCTCTAGAATCTACCTCACCAAAGACATCAGAAAGTGCATATCCATTATCATCAATATTAAACCAATCTGTACTTACTACAGAATAATAAATACCATGTTGACCTGTGAAAGTATCTACAAAACCTTGATAATTATCAATATTAATATCATACCCAACATCACTAAGAATTTTAACAAACCTAACGGCCTTCTCAAAATTAGCTTTATGATTAGCGGATACCCTATCAATATTATCAAACTGTCCACTATCCCACTGAGATTTACACCTATCACTACACATATCTTTAAATTCCTGTGTCTTAAAGGATTTATTTCTTTCGGCTGATGTCATTACCTCATTATGACGTTTAGAACCCCAATACTCCTCTAAACCTTTACGTTGATTTTTAAAGAAATCTGGATGTTGCATTGCCTTACGCATACAACCCCTCTGCATGTCTAAGTAACCATCAACACTTTGTAATCTCTTACTAACAGAATTTTCACCATGAATATGTAGATTATAATGCTCAATCCTATCCATAACTTTAAGATTTTCAGGAACATTATTTAAAGAATTAAAATCTACATGATGTGCATTTCTAAAGCAACCATCTTTACCTAGCTTACCATAAGTATCACCATAGTACTGTCTAGCAACCTCTCTATGAGTATAGTACTCTTTCATATCACGTGGATTTATGAATGTTTCATATGTACTACCAAAAGGAGTCTTAGTACTATTTTTGTAGTTAAAATATGTAGACATTAAGCTTCGACCACGTTCAAAGTGCATTGCCATCTCATAAGAACCATCACGTAACATGAACCTATGGTCAGGAGTACAAATAATACTAGAACCATTGTCTAAAGTTACTTTAACAACATCTGCATCCCTACGTGTAACACCATTAGAATATGCTTTTTTAAATACAACATTCCCATCTTTATCACAAGAATAAACATAGAAAGGCTTAGTAGTACCAAATTCGTTGTATAACTCTTCCATTGTTAAGCTTCTACCATCAAGTAACTTAACTTTAGTAGAACCACTGAAACAGCGTGTAATTTCATCACAAAAAAGCACTGGTGTACGCATATAGTTTTTATATTGTAACTGCAACTCTACAATTTTAGTTTTTTGCTCATCAGTTAAATATTTTTTCTCGGTCTCAACAGTATTACCATCAGATGCTACACTAGACTCAGTATAACCTTTTTGTAGAATATCTTCTAATTTCTGATATGATTGTTTACAAAACTCACGGAAACCATCAGAACAAACTACAATCTCTTCCATAGGACAAGCATAACTATATTTCTTACCCTCTACCTCACCAATTTGGAATAGACCACTATAGTCCAACCTAGAGGTAAATGCAACCCTAAAGTCAACCATTCTATAGTTATATTTTTTACACAACTCTTTAACAGTAGCAGATTTAAATACAGCAGTCGGCCCAATAAGTAATGGAACTACCTCACGACCACCACTCTTCATCTCCTCACCCTCTGGTAAAGAAAAATAAGCGTCTAACCAAGTATATACAGCATCCTTACCTTTAATATCTTCAGCATCATTAGATTTACCTTTTTTACGTCTATCTTTTAGAAGTTGTAATGTATCTAACGCAGACTCCATAATATAACTTTCATCAATATGTTCATTACTAAACAACCACTCAGACATAGACACTGTATCTAGTTTATCTGAATCCTCTAATACTTTATATTCAGAATAAGATTCAGATGAAACATCTAAACCATTAGCACAAGCATTAATGAAATTATCTGTTAAAATATCCTCAACAAGATATGCACCATTACATTGGAATATTGCCTTATTAATATCATTAACTAAGTCTACCTCAATCAAATTAGCAACCGATTGATAATCAAACTCCATAATATCAACAGTAATCTCACTACCAAAAGTACCACTGAAAATATTGAAAACAATACTAGGTAATTCTGCTAAGAATAGTGTATTACTAGGCATAATCCTATAGGCTTTAAATACCTTATTTGTTGAATCTTTACTAGGAGAATCAAAATCAACAATCAAAGGCTCATAACCTAAGAACTCTTCAACGGCATGAATCTCACGCACGTTTTTAACAAAATCCGCTTTATCTAAAAACGGAAAGTAATTACTAATACTATACATGTATAACCCCTATTATCTGAAATCTAAGATTGTCATAATTCTCTTCATAGTTGAAAAATAATATTTCATTGTAGAATTATCAACACTCAAAGCTAACCAATCATCAATAGTCTTAGTATCAAACTCCTCAAATGAATTGATATATTTTAAAATAGACTGACCTAACCCTAAATCATTCAAAGTCAACTTTTCTGCATCAAGACCAACACGTCTCATCTCACTATATGTAGAAACATATAAAGTTACAATCTTAGAAAGTAACAAAAATCTCAAAAAGTGAATACCAACTAGTAAACGAAGATTATCTTCCTTACCACCCTGAAACTCACTAATCCGACCTTCAACCTCATGTAAATATTTCCTAAGAGATTTAAGCTTTACGTCCTTAACAAACCACTTATACTTAGTAGGAAATACATTCTCCAAGTTGATACTCTCTAAACTAAAATTACCATTCTGAGCCATCAAATCTAACTCAGAATCTAAGTCACTCTTAGCATATTTAATGAAAGAAACTGCCTGTGGTCTAAATTTACCAAAAATGGAATCACCAACAGTTAAAAACTTTCTTAACTCTATGAGTGTTTTATCTTTATAAAAGAGATAACCTCTCATTGAAAAACCTCACTAATTTACTATTTAAATAACCCCAACAAGGGATATGAAATATCATCTACTAATTTACCTACATGATGCAACTTAGGAATTGAAACCCTTACAAAGTCTTTCTGTCTATTCAGCATAGTCTTTCGATATAAAGAACCATTATATACTAATGGATATATATTCTTAATATAGTCAACAACTAAAACTGAAAACCACCCCACCGTAATATTATTATCATACAATACCCAATCAACATTCAAAGATTTTAATAAATAATCAACTATAGGTAGTTTATCATTTTCAACTGCATACTGTAAAAGACTGAACTTACCCTTACAGATAAAAACATCAATTATATTGTATACAACAGTCTTAACATTATCATTACTATAATTATTAGACTGTAAAGAGTTAGCTAATCTATGTAAAAACCTACTATATTCTAACTCTTTATGTATATTAGGTTTAGAAGAATACTCTATCTTCCGTTGTTTTATTAAAAACCCATAAGAAAGCATTGCAATAAGATACGCAACTGGAATACCTTCAGAAATATAATACAATGTTAATAAATCAGCATTAGGTTTTGAAGTCTTAACAATATCAGACCAATTAATAGTGTCTTTACCCTTGACAATATACTGATATGTATTTACTATGTCATCACTAGCAGTATTCTCTATGAAAGAACCATAAAATAACACTGCCTGTGATTGTAATTTACAAGACAACGATACACACGAATCTATGAAACCCCTTACAGGATTATAACCACAAGAAATCATACCCATAACATCTGTTATAAACTCGTCTATATCTGATAACTCAGACTTTTGTCTAACAATAGTATATACAATAGAATTTGATTGACTATCAGGTAATGTACTCTCGTGCATATCTCTAAGAACAGTAACTATACTATTCTCAACCATCTCAATGTTAAACTTAACCATAGTCAAGAACATATTTATATTAAAATACTCAGGTAACTTTTTAACCTTAAATGATGATTTTATAATACTAGATATATTTCCTATAACAATATAATCACTTGTCACATTTAAACCTAAAGCAATATCACCATTTAAAACATTCACGGATAAACCTAAAATATTGACAAACTCAGCATCTGAATCTAAAACCTCAACCCTAAGATAATCGCTAACAACATCTAACTCTCTAATCTTTTTCTTCTCACTAACCTTAGCGAACTGTGTTGACCTTATAAAAAACTTATTTACATTACTCAAAGAATGTAATTCTTTAATCCAATCAACACTTATGTAGGTAACTTTATCTTTTGTGATAACATTATCCATATTATAAGAATTTCTTCAATAACTTAGTACTCATCTTATGAACTAACATAAGAATCCTACGTAACATCTTCTTATCTGTATCAATCTGTAACTCAGTACCTGTCAATGAAATAACATCAGTAATTCCATCATCTTCAGCATCCCTAGTAATCAACTCTAAGGAATTAATAGTACCATTCTCAACAGTATCCAACAAAGAATTTACAATCCCAGTATCTTTAACAGGTTTATATGCTTTGAACTTTTTATCATATGTCCTAACAACACTATCAAAATACAAATCCCTCTCGTCTTTGTCAGATAAATCGTATGCACTAGGATTTAATGAAGAATCATCGCTAGTCATATAACGTAATGCATCGATATTAGCTAAAGCCTGTAACTCTTCATTAGACAATGTTTCAATATCACCCAAAGAATTTTGGTCTGTATTATCAACATTGGAAATAAGAATATCATTAAAGTTTTTAAATGCTTCAGCACTATCAATATTAAGCATGATATCACTAGCACCTTTAATAGCTAGATAATCTGTGTACGCATGTGTCTTAACAATACCACTTAAAGAGAAACCAACAGCTGGCTGTTCAGCCAACTCAGTTGCGTTATCAAACTCCTCACTAGGATGCATCTCTCTAAACTCATACATATTTTTATATTGAGCGAAGAAATCTGTATCACCTAACTGCAACCTAGCAATATATGACAATGTATCTAAAGAACCCAATACAACTTTAACCCTAGAATATAAACCAGCGATTGTACCCCAATAATAGAATAGGTACTTTAATGTAACAAATACAATATCATTAACTGTCTCATCAGAAACAGCCATATTTTGTACATTTACTTTTGATTTTACGATATTATAAACAATACTATCAAAAACATCACTCTCTGAACTAGTACCCTTATCACCTGTGTAATTTCTAACAATATCAGCAAGAACACTCTTAGACAATAAATCCATTGCCTCCTCTGTACTACTGATACTCATCTTCTTAACACCACTAGCTAATGAGTATGCACCACCACATTTCAAAGCTGTAGCTACTGCACGTGCGATATCATACCCCATACCATTTTCACTAAATACTTCATTAGCAATCTCTTTGGCTCTACTTCTTGAAATCTTACCTTTTGTTTGACCTCTGTCAAATTCACAATTAGAATTAAGAATTAAATCCCTATTATACAAACTCTCAACACGAATAGAACCACTATATGTTTTAATGTACACATTAAAATCATCAGATACGTCCATACCTAAAAACTTATACGTATCAACTTGCTTATCTGTATACACACAACATACCTCAGAACCCTCGGATAGACCATATTGTTTATCTAGTTTAACAAATAAGTCACTTATCGGAGTTGCGTTTACGTTGTATAACCTAGACTGACTCAACAATGTCTCGTAGATATCTTTTGCTTTTTTATTTTTAATGTTTGTCTCTTTCAACTCTGGCAAATCAAAAACAGACGTTAAATTGTCACCAAAGACATCTTTGAATGATTTAGAATCTAGTCTATACTTTACTAAATATGTAGACACTAGAAATACTCCTTTACCTCAAAAAACGCATTTAACGTATTAAACTTAATTAAATTTAGTACTAATCTTATATATAGTACCTATAATATTTACTTGTAACTACCTATGCCTACCCCTAGAAACACTTATTGCCTTATTTTTGTTTCTCATCCTAGCATTTCTACCTTTTGCTATATCTTTACCCAAACCATTCCATCTATTTTTATGTTTTGTTAAAGCTTCTTTACTCCGTAATTTAGATAAATTACTACTCTTCTTATCTCGTAAAGAACCAACTACTTTAGTTTTAAATAAGTCAGTTGTTATTTTGTTGTTATTAAAAGACATAACAGATAAAACAGCTATCAAATGCTTACAGATAGTACCCTCTAGATTAGGATTCTTAATTTTAGGAAATCTATTTTCTTTATCTAAGCCATAACCCATATTCCAAGCCATATACTTATAGCCTTTATATAGAAAATCTTCACAGCTACAGTATACTGACAAATCACCATCTAATAACAATCGTGTTATCTCAGACTTCTTGAAATCCTTTAATGCTTTTATACCCTTGACATCATTTAACTTTATCTTTTGTTGATATTTCTTATTAGGTGTATATTGACTATTCGTTACAAACTCAATACACCCATCATTATTAACACCTTTATACGTAGTAGTTAACTTTTTGGCTCTAGCTTTTCTTTTACTTTCAGCACCACTTAGCAACTCTTTCTTTGTTGCCTCATTAATAGATTGTAATGATTTACCCTCTTTTAGAAGTTTATCATATCTATTGTCAAAAGCTATTGCTTGATATTTTGTTAAGAAATCCTCATAATACCTAGCATCCCTATTTTTATCAATTAAAAAAGAAAAAGGAAGATACTCCTCATTTAGAATATCTTCCAAATCAAGGTTAAATGAATCTCTTGTACCTTTTTGTAACAAATTTTTTAAAGTCATCTTTACCTCTATCTAAACCATCATTAATGAATGTACCTAAAATAATGTATAATTCATTAATAGGATAATCATTAATGTCTCTATTATTTATTTGTGCTTCAATAATGTTATGTGTTAACAATGAACTACACGCTTTGAAACAAGAAATCTCATCCAAATCATCTGAATTGATGATTGAACGAATAACCCTACCAGGCTCTTTTTTAATGATAGCTTGTATCATATTCTTATCTAAGCTTTCATCCCTCTCACCTTGCATGATACGTCTACGTAAATCAGCAACTAAATCCATGTCGCCATCTAAAATAGCTTTCTGTAATTCATCAAATAAACTCATGAGTATCTCCTTCGCATAGAAATATGTTTACGATTATAATATGTATCAACATCTATTTCTTGTAATCTAACATCTCTATTGACATTCCTACTATCAGAAAATTCCTTATACTTATCACACTTACTATGACAACCAACAAATCTATCCCCACAATTAAAGCAAGGTGCATTTTTAATTTTTAAACCCATCTCAACCACCTAAAAAATAAAAAAGATATATCGTATATAACTAATACTATTATATACGATATATCTTATAAAAACAACACTATTTAATTACCACGGAGCATCCTCTTCACCACTAGGCTCCTCTGTAGCAAAATCTCCCTCATTGTATGTTCCATCTTCTAATGCAGATAAAATATCTTTAAACTTATCTGTAGCAACCTCATTAGCATCTATATTAGCAAGATTTAACATAGATTTAAGCCATTTAGCCTTATCAATGTAATCAGCATATGAGTCTAAGAAAGCACTACTTGAATCTATCATTTGAAGATTAGATACAAATTCCTCAACCCTAGTAGATGTCTCACTAGTTGGTAACGGACGCATATAAATCTTAAATGCACCAACATCGGAACCACGTCCACGATATTTTAAGTAGTTTTCACACAAATCAGTAATACCATTAATCAAAATTTGTTGAACCCTTAAAATTGAACGTGCGTACCTTAAATCTTGTTTAACAAGTGAATTGTTACCCATAGAACCCAATGATTCAGCAAAACCTAAATATTGTTTAGGAACTTTTAAACTCGCAAAAAGCTTATCCGTAAAATAATCAACATCAACAATAGATTGAACGTCAACACCATCACCAATGCTCTCAACAGTCACATCACCTTTACCATCTCTAGTAGGTAAATAAATGTTACTATTGATTGGAACAGGTGACGGGTCAGACCTAAACCCAACACCCTTAGTCATCTTAGAATTAGCTTGAAATCTACGTCTAACATCTGAAAGCATTTGTTGTGTTTGACCAGCGTTAGCATTACCAACCTCAATCTTAACAAGATTAAATTGAGTTGAACGTGCAATACGTGATAAAACAAGAATATTATCAATTAGTGCATTAATTCTAAACATAGTCCTAGCACTATCTACAATAGAAGTACCTACTACCCTATAGCATGTTACTTCCTCTTGTGTATTATCAGACTTCCTAACATTTAACTTAATCTTCTCACGTTTAGAAAGTTTAGAAGAAATGAAATGTACAAACTCATCACTCTTCTCAAACTTAGCACTACCACCCATCGTACCAGAAGTGAACTGACCAGCATCTTGATAACTACCACTATCAAATAAATAGTCCTCATCCTCATAACCAAGTACATTACCCATATACTCTATACGTGATACTAAATAAGGATTAATAACATCTTCATAGTATACGGATTTAATACCACTATTAGCAGAACCAGCGTAGTACTCTCTTCGCCTTAGCTTGAAATCACCATGTTTAACAATCTCGTATGCCCAAGACCATACTCTATCATCAATTTTAATATTGTTAATCAAGAAATCCTCTAAGAATTTTTTCAAACCCTCATCGGAAGATTCAATCATAATAACTTTATTTGTTGTCTCATCAGGAGTACATGCATCATCGGCAATAATCTCCATAGCAGAACCAATCACTGAATCCTTAGACATCTCTTCGTTCTCAGCAAAAATCTCTTTTAAAGAGTAATCACCTCTAATACCCTCAACAATTTGACCTAAAGTATTTTTATCATCTGTCCCTAATAATTGTTGTAAATTACTAGGAGATAGACTAACAGAACCCTCATTAATAGGTTTAGAGTGTATACTTTCAATATTTCCATCAAAGAAAGTATTACCCCTATTATCCTCAACAATCTTAACCTCTCTAACAACATCATTAGGTACACTTTCTTTTATTGTACCTACCTCATCGACAATGTCACTAGAAATGCTAGTATCTTGTAAACCCCTACGATTTACAAATAAATCATACCATGCCATATATACCCCAATCTAATAGAAACCATTAATCTCCATCTCTTCTATCATATCATCTATCTGCCTGTCTATCATCTCTTCAACTGATATATCAGTTGGTGCATCTATACCAGCATATGAACCTATTCGATTAGCCATTAAGAAATCACTAAACGTACCATTATTACCCTCAGCATCAGATACAGTACTCTGTAACGCATTTTGAATAGCACCACACAGACTATCAGATACGTCCTTAGAACCTACCCTAGTACCAGTAACACCATCATTACCCTTACCATCGTAATCAACAAAGCCATCATCTGTAACTACTTTAGGATGGTCAACTTTACGTCTTATCCTATCATGTAACAAGTTAAGTAACTCATACCGAAGTATAGGATAATCATATAGTTTTATACGCTTTTCATACATAATCTCTACTAAATCAAGATAAGGTTTATCTGTTCTATCTACAGATAAATAACCTACATTGAAACCCATTTCCTCTAGAATCTGTCTAGACTCCTCTGAGTTGAATATATCGTATGTCAACTTACCTATCTTCATACCGATAACATTTACAAGATAAATAACAAAGTTACGTATTTTATAAATCGCTATCTTTTTAGGTGGTTTAGGTGGATTAATACGTAACATGAAATCAACACCAAATACAGGCTTTTTAACACCATCTTCCTCTACGATATCATCAACATATACACATGATATACCAGTACTATCCGTCCTAAACGATTGGTCAATATGAAGATATCTAGGTCTTTCTGGATACTTTAACCTAAAATCATCCCTTAAATAATCTTTAACATTAATATCATCGCCTGTAGATATTACTATCTCTTTTGATACAAACGGGTGATGTCTATTTACATCTATACAATCTTGCAAGACCATAGGTGAACTAAATAATTTACCTTGTGAACCTGTAGATACACCACCAATATCTTGTAAAGACCTCAACAAATTAGCCTCAAAACCATTCCTCAAATCTACAGGAACTTTTAAGAACTTAGTCTGCATATGAGGTGGTAACTCTTCTATAGCTTTATTAATAGAATCATAATCTTCTAAACCATCAATATACTTATGTTTAGACATACCCTCAGATACCCTATAGTTATTTACATCATCTGTAGAATTAACTATATTAGCCTCTAAGTAGTTAGAACCTTTAAATACATAGAAGAACTTCTTACTAAAGTTCTTAGGCTTTACATCCCACTGAGCAGGTGCGGCAACGATTGTATGTGGGTCATTTCTAGACAACCTAATTTGACGCTCAGTAGCTGAATTTTCATATGTAGCTGATGATACCAAAATATTTAATGAGTGATTGATACCACCATCCACGATAAAACGTGAGTTAGACCTATTTACGATATTAGCATATAAGTCAGTAGCTTTCTCACTATCTTTAGACGGCCCATTACCACCCAAAAAGTTAGCTTCGTCAAGCATTGAGCATATTACACTCATACCGATACTATCACTAGCACTTGAACCATATGCATATGAAATACCCTCTGGGAATACTAACAATGAATTCAATCTAGGATTCCTTTGAAAATTCTCATTGAAATAAGGTGAATTATCAATCAATGCCCTATATTCACCAAAACCAGTACGTTCTGCCTGTTTCTGATTGACTGAGAAATATAAGAACATAATATTTGTCTTAGACATCAAATTGAACATAGCATTAATATTTCTAAAACAAGACAACTCATACATCTTACGCATCATGATTAACTCAGCAACTGTACTCTTGCCGACACCGATGCTATTATGTACAAATACACCAGATGACAATGCAAAATTATGATATGTATCTACCTCTAAGTCATAAACATCAACACAAGAATCTACTATCTCAACTGAAATAACAGTATGATTCTTATACACATAAGAATCATTTTTACAAACATTTAAAGTAAAATCCTTTTTATTTAAAATCCCATAACACTTTAAAAAAGTAGTTAAATTAGATGTACTCTTAATGCCTGTACCATATAATGAGTTAATTTTCTGAATAAACTTTCCCCAAGAATTAACATTACTAGCAATATCAACTATAACATCATAAGTAATACCCAAAGAATCATAGTACAAACGCTTAGATTCTATTATCTCTTTAGCCTTTCGTTTATTCATATCATGAAATAGTTTAGCTTTATCACGCTTTATTTCTAAACCTCTATCAGTCTTATAAAACTCTCTAAGCCTCTCACCAGTGTAACCAGAACTATTCCTATACCTACAAATAGATGCTCTTTTCTCTCTCTCTTTAAGACCATCCTCAGAACTCCACCATCGTAAACTTCCCTTAGAAACAGCTTCTTTCCATCTATTAACGTCAGACTCACTAAATCCATCTCTATTATTCCACCTCTCTAAGTTCTTAGCAGAAATCTTCTTTCCCCCAATGGAATTTACAAATCTTCTATGTCCTTCATGTAACCTATCTATATTATTTTTACATACAGAACTCAAATAAGCACGGTGCTTAACACCACTAGGTGAATTATAGTAATCTTTCATATGCTTAGTATGATATTTTATATGTTCATGTAACTCCATAGGTATTAAATTATCTGGTCGATTATCTAGTTTATTAAAATTAACATGATGCGTAACTATAGCACACCTATCTTGATTAATGTACCTATCCTTAATAATATTAATCTCATCACTATGATACATCTCAGAAAATTTTTTATGAGAAACAAACCAAGAATCATCTAAAGGATTATAGCACCTCTCATACCCTTTAGGAGTTGTATCACCCTTAAATTTCTTAACATACTCCCTATATAAAGGCATAAGAGAAGAACCACTAACTAAATCTTTTGCCTCAACATAAGAGCCATCCCTTAACATAAACCTATGGTCAGGAGTACACTTAATCTCCTCACCATTATCTAATCTTACAATAGCAATTCTAGTCGATACCTTCGTCTTATGAACAGAATGAGCCAATCCAGGTACTACATCACCATCTGATGTACAAGAATAAACCCAAAACTTACCATCATATCCATACTCATATAACAACTCTAAAAAAGACAACTCTCTACCATCAAGTAAACTAACTTTAGTATCACCAGTAAAGCATCCACTTAATATAACGGAATTAATCTTCTCATCATCTTTTCTTGTATCCCTAAATATATCAACGATAAAGTCTTTCCAATAAGGATATATGCTCTTCTGGTCAGAACCAACATAATAATCAGAATTAATCCAATCCTCAATCCTAACTATATCTCTTACCTGTTCAACCCTACCACTATCTTCTCTACGTTGCATCTCCTCTTGTAGAAGTTTTACAAAATAGTCTTTCTCCTTATCAGTCATAGCAGTATATGAACTAGAATCACCTAATAAATCTTCTATTCTAGAATTACCCATATATCAACCCTTTGACTTTGTAATTGCATATAAAATCTCTTTTAGCTTATCACTAGGTACAGAGGACAATAACAATGAAAGCTTATCAATATCAGTAGAACCATCATTATATTTTCTACGCTGTTCTTCCAATGCTAATGCTGTACGTTGATTAATTCTAGACAACTCAGCATACATTGTAAATGCCATCCTAACCCTACTTTCTAACTCTTCAGGAGAAAGGTTCATAGCGGCAGATTCACTAAACAAAATCTCATTAGATGTATCTAAAAACTTTTGTAACTGTGCCATCAATGTAAAGTTATTTAATGTGTTATGTGTTAACCCATATTTAAACTTTACATCAGTAGCACTTACAAAACGATTCAAATCATCAGATGGTGCTAAATCCTTACCATCAATCCAATTCTCTAAATCTTGACTAACATCACCACTACCACTAGATATACCTGTTGTACTATGATTAGAACTATCCTCAATGTCTAATACATCCATAGCTGACATTGTCGTTTTTAAAGAAGTACCAACACTATTATTACTATCATCTTCTGTATCTTCACTTCCTACTTGACTATCTTTAGTATCTTGTTTAACCTCTTCTTCCTCACCTTTAGCTAGAATAGAGATTAAATCATTATTATCCATAGGAGATACCATATTATAACTATATTACCTACTTTTTAACAAATCTACACATTACCATCTTCTGAAACTTCAGAAGTATCGTTATCACCAATCACACTATCAGAAGAATTCTCTACATTCTTCTTAACAGCATATGGTTCAATATTTTCTACAAAATTAACCAAAGCCTCACCCTCTAGTGTATCTTTAACACCTAAAGCATTCGCAACTGACAAAACAATACGTCTTGTAGCTAATTCTGTTTTCTTATAAATATTGCCAGCATTTACAATAGATGCATTAGAGAAATTCCATTTCTTAACATATGCATACATCTTGACATTATTAATTCCCCTCTCTAAAGCTTTATTGCTAGGAATATTGAAATTTGTACCACTACAAATATCGATGAACTTTAAATAATCATCACCTAACATATATTTAACAAACTCTAGTACAGGATTTCCAATAGAAACGCTCAAATACTCAGCATATAAATCTTTCTCTTCATCACTCATAGTGATTGTAGAAATAGAACCATAAGAACTCATAGAACACCATCCTTAAATAATGAACTCAACTCTCTCTGTCTCATTTCCCAAAAGAGTAACCCAACAACACGGTTAACAATATCATTACTGCATTTTAACTGACTACCAACCTTATGAGAAATATAACCATCTAACTTAAATCCATATGATTTTAACTTAGAAATAACTTTATCTTCTAAAGCATCGCCAAAGCACTTAAACCTCATACAAACTAAATGTACTAGACTATAATCAACAGATGCTACCTCATCTTCAAAATAATAATCTAAACTACCACCATCATCAAAAGTTGTATCAAAATCTACTGTGTCAAACTTATTCTTATGATATAAGAAGTTATGCATGTCATTCCTCATACCAGTGTATAAGAATGTGCATAAATTCCCCTTATCACTTCTAAAATTATCACTATGAATCATTCTCACAGCTTTTAACACACCAATAGAAACTAAATCTTCTTTATCTTCCCTACTGGCATAGAAATGCTTCCTTACTATAATCTCAGCTAATGTTATTAACTTAGTAGAAAGCACCTCTTCATCTAACAAATCATCTTCGTAAAGTTGTAAAGCCATCTCTTTAATACCCCAAATTTTAAATATAGACTGTTAATTAGAAAATGTAACTACTAATTACCATTATAACACAAAAAGTGCAGATATTAAATACCTACACTTTTCATTATTATTTATATGTAGTTGTTAAGACTTACTAATAATTGTATCAATAAAGCTATATTTACTATCTAACTCAGCCTTTAGAACTTCTAATGGGTCTAAGTTGTCATGTAAAATCATATCTATATTGTTTTTAGAGAAACCACTCATAATAACCAACCCATTATCATTCTTCTGTAATGGTACTGTATTATTATAAGACGCTACATTCCAAAATACCAACTTAGGTAACTTATAACCTACAGATTCAAACTTCTTAGCAATCTTTTCAAACAAAGTATCATTGTTAAAATTAGTACCCATAGCAGAATTGAACTGCATATCAGATACAACTAAAACAGTACTAGGTAAATCCTTAGCATCCACCTTGTTCTTAACAGATGTATCTAGAATTAAGTTAAATACACTTTCAACATTTGTAGTAGACCAATCATCATACTCATCTAATACAGAAAGCTTATCACGTAACGTATTGCAAGTACTTAAATCAACAATCTCTGGCTTAGAACTGAATGTGATGAATTTATCTTTATAGTACTCAGACTTATTATGCTGTGTAGTATAAATTGTCAATGCATCAGCAATATCTAACACAGAAACACTTGTACCAAAAGCACTAGTTGTCATTGAACCACTACCATCACGTACCACTAAAATATCATTATAGTCTTTAGGTACTTCTTGTGCATCCCATAAAGCTTCTAATGTCTCATCAGCTTCGACATCCCGCTTATTTTTATATTTACTAATGATGTCATATAAATACATCTTACCAGCATTAATCTTAACATCACCATTTGATAAATCTTCTAAATACTTAGAACGTCTTTCAGGGTCATGTTTAATAAAAGCATTGCGATAAATTAGATTAGCCTTAGAAGTAACACCTTGATAATTAATTTCACCCCATTGATTGTTAGACATCTTACGTTCAACTACATCAATGTTCTTGCGTAAAGAAGATAGCATTTTACGATAAGACTTAGAGGACATACCCAAAGCTTTTCTAACTCTAGTTGCTAACTTTCTAGTTTTACGTGAAGTAGTGTTTTCAGATGGCAACCACTTAGCCAACAATGAAATACTCTCACCACTTTTATCTAACAAAATATCTTCACTTAGTTGATATTTTAAATAATTAAAAATGTAACCTTTAGAGTTTTCATTTGTTGTGTTATCCCACACATAAATCAAGTCATCAAAACGACCTAATTCCTGTAATTTTTTAGTTTGTAACAACGCAAAAACTAACTCAGGCACATTATTAGCAATCTCAGTTAGAATTAGTCGATAAGAAGAACGCTCACCTAAACCCTCATTAATATCACGTAGATACATCAACCACTTCATTGTGTAGTTAGCATCTTCCATAACTGATTCTTTAAATAAAGAAAGAATAGTATCTAATGCAATTAAATTACTATTAGATAAATACTCAATAGCTTTATTACGCAACAAAGGTACTGAGTTGTTTAAATCCAACAAAGCACTACCTGTTGTTTTATAAGATACAGCACCATTCGTAGTTGTAGTCTTTACATTGTTTTTTAGTAATTCCATAAAATCATTCATAACAAATCTCCTCTGTAATTAATGAACGTAACTAGGTAAAATTAACCCTACCTCTAATAATCTATCTGTAAAGAGTTTAGCATACTTTTCTATCATAGCACGTAACTCTTTAAGAAACGCTAGTAAATCTTTAGTACCACTATAAGTCTCTGTAAAAATTGTTAACTGAAACATATAGTAGCCTAACAGTTTATTATGCATCTCATTATAAGACAAACCCTCAACAATAAAGTTTTCAGGCAGATTCATAATACTCTCAAAATCTTTCTTAAAGATACAATTACTTATCTCTTCAAGAGTTGCCTCAAAGCCTACTGCATTTGTCTCTAGAATTTCATCTAGAGTGTATGTCTCTTTTTCAGTATTTTCAGACATAAAAAACCACCCCTCTATGCTAAATCATATCACTTACATTATCTTTAAGATTATATAATCAAACTATGATTTTTTTAACATCCAGACCCAAATCAATAGAAATCTTATATAAAATTGTGATATGACCTTATACTAGCATAAAGAAGTGGTTTTGTTAACAGTAGCATAATCTACCATCGTTCTTCTTTTTAACCATTATGATAATAGCTGTGCGGGTCTATTATTTAAAAGGAGATTAAATTATGAACAAGACTCAGGCATTTTTATTTTTCCAAAGCATAAAAATTTTTAGGCTTGCTGTATGAGTCTTTTATAACTTTTACTCCACTATATATAATTTTATCACTATATTTTATACAAGACTCAATTAATATATACCCAACATAAATTAGCTGTATGAGTCTTTAAAAATATAATTTTTATGTAACAAGATGCCTTGTATCTAATGGATTGGCAGATATGTTTAATATTGCTGTACGCATCTTTATTTACATTTGCTAATTACTAAGTTAGGTACAACATAGGAGTGAAAAAATCATGTAGACTATGTGTGTTGTTATGTACATACTATACGCTGTACCTAACCCTTGATTACATATTAACACAAACACTAAACATACGCAAGTATTAATTACAAAAATTTACTAAACTTTATCATCTAACAGGTCTACCATATTTACTAGCAACAGATTGAACAGAACCAACACCACTCTGTGAGCGTTTCTTTTCTAAAGCACCTTGTACTACCTTATACATATTAAGTAATGTAGCTTGTGTATAAGGTATATCAACAAACATATTTTTTACCCACGTTGACATGTAACATTGAGCAATAATATTGAAATCACTACCATATGTATCTACTAACCTCTTAATATCTTTATGTCTACAATCAAATCCACAGAAAGAACGTAAACTTTCAGTCATAACAATAGACCAATCAGACTGTAGATTATCTTTAGGTATGCTTAATAAATCATTGATATTAGATAATACAGCATCTTTATCATTCTTATACGTAGCAATTAGATAATCACAGAATAGTGTTACAGATGATTTAATACTATCCTTAAAGTCCTCCTCACCCAACAGAATATACTTATCTAATAGCATATGTGCATTACGCATATGTCCACCTGACCTATCAGCTATTAACAACTTAATCTCTTCAGAAAGATTTAAACCTCTATCTTCTGATACCTTAGTTAAATTATCTACAATAGCCTCTACTGGAACATCATTGAAATTAATCTCTAATGCCCTACTACGTATAGTCGGTAACAACTTTTGAGGGTCTGTAGTCGCTAGAATATAAATCGTCTTACCTTTAGTCTCCTCAAACATTTTAAGCATGGCTGCCTGAGCTTGTGATGATACTGTATGTGTTTCGTCTAACACGACAATTCTCCAATAATCGCCAAATGAAACAGTAAAGATATCACGTAATTTTTTAATCTCCTCAACATTACCTACAACAGTAGAGTCAAACTCATAATAAAAAGGTGAATTTAATAAATCATAATTATCATCCTTAATATTATTTAACTCTCTACCAACAATACGTGATGCAGTCGTGTTATGATTAATCAATCCATTAGCTGTAAACGTATGTGTACCCTCTACAGTCAAATCATACACATCATAACTAGACAATTCCTTTATCTCAGAAACCCTAACGAAGATATGAGTATTAAGCAATGTATCAAAGTGTTTCAATGTTCTATCTTTAAAGATATCCATGTTAGCATGTTCTAACACATCATGATATGACTTTAAAGATAACGACTTTCTATCATCATACTTTATAAAAGAAAACCATTTATCAAAATTAATATGACTTGAAAGTGAATCGTCTAAAGCAGTACTACGCAACAAATGACGAATCCTAGCTGTAATGAACTTTGTATATGTGTTATTTGGAATATACTCCTCTTTAGATGTCATATTACAAATAGATTTACGCAATAGAACTCCCTGAATATCATCTGATATAACAATAGTATCACAGAATACTTCTCTACTACGTCTATGCAGAATAGATAGTTTACACTTATAAGTACTAGTCTCAATAACAGATGAAACAATACCTAAAAGATATAAAAGATTTTGTATATCTCTAGCAACACTTTCAGAAAGAGATGACACAGTAAAATCATAATCACCTAAGAAACTAAAGAAAGCACTTAGAAACCCTACAATGAATTTTCTATTAGATGAAAATACAAACTCAGGCACATTATGAGATAAACCATATTCATAAATGTACTTAGATAAATCTTTATGTGAAAACCTAACATGATTATAACTTATATCTTCTATTAAACCATCAACTCTACAACAAAAAGAATTAATGCTTGCACTATTCCCATAAATATCAATCGTATCAGACATTTCTGATAAATCTACACCATTACCAATACTTTGTGAGAATATAGAACCTAAGATAAAACCCTTATCAAACTCTGATGCACCACCCCTAAAGAATGAATAGTCTTCTGATTTATTATCAAACAAGATAACATCTTTAATAGGAATTGCAACATAATCATCTTTTGTAATCTTATCTAAACGCTTCCACACTAAACCACCCTTACCACCATATACCTTAACTCTATGATTAGGTGTACCTTTAATAGAAAACTCTCTAGAACTAATCTTAACTACTTTTTTCTTTCCACCATAATAATGATGAGTTGCTAATCTATCACCTACAACTTTAATATTTTTAGGTGATATATCCATAAAACCCTCTTCATCATATTCAGGATTTTGTACTAATTCATCTATTCTTTTATACCCATCACTTGTATGAACCCTTGTATCACCAGTTACACATTTACCAGTACCAAAGCTACCACAAAATAATAACACTTTAGGTGCATTTTCTGGGTTTTTAATAATTGCCTTTATTAGACGTTTAGCCTCTTCTTGACCAGCCATACCGTCTAATGTCTTAGGACGTAACTCTTGACTTAGCATGTAATCTCCTAACTATAGTTTTCAATATAATTCATGTTTATTTCTTTTACAAGATATGACGTATCAACATTTGATAATACACTAGAAACATCACTTCCAACAATATACTTCTTAGACCTTATATTCTGCAAAACAGAAATAGGTATGACTAGATAATCTGATTCCAACTTTTTATTTCTAAATTGAAACCCTTTAAAACAAACTACTACCTTATTAGCAACAGTCCACCACTTAGGCACTAGAAACTTTCTATTAATGCCATGTATTAAAATGTTACACATTGTATCTGTTACATCATCTACACTGTCAATCATACCTACAATAGCTTTATTAACATATCTATCTTTCACACTCAATCACCTCTTATACAATACCATAAAAAGTTATTTAAACCTACTATTAATATAACATACATACTATGTATTGTAAAGTTTTGTAATTGCAAAATAAAAAAGAGTAGGTATTATCTACCTACTCTTTTAAATACTAAATTATTATTTCAATTCAGTACCATAAGCATCACGATATGTATGTTCACCATATTGAGTGTTTACTTGTACACGGTCAATTTTGTGAATTTCATTATCAGAACCACTTTCACGTACAACCACAAATCGTTGTGCTTTTTCTACATCTTTCAACTCAGGTTCAAACTCTTTAATAGCTTTAACCATTTTAGCATCCATCACAGCACCACGTTGTAATGCACGATACAAAGCAGTTGCGAACTCATATCGAGTCATAGCTTTATCGCCTTTATATGTACCATCTGGGTAACCAACTAAGAAACCTTTATCAGATAAATCTTTAACAAAATCATATGCCCAATGTGTTTTAGGTACATCTGGATATTCTACATCAAAATCAGTACCTTCAACAGCATTTAAGTGTTTAACAAGGTTATCATATTTTTGAGCCAAAGCTTCATATTTCTTAGCCAAGTCTTGAACGTCTTTAGCTACGGCTGTATTAGCATTAGTAACTTGTTTAGAAGATTTACCAATACGGAATGTCGCACCAGCATTCACCATATTATCACCAGTACCGAATGTAGCACCCAAAGATAACAATGTATTTTCATTAGGATGTGCGAACATACCAACTGCTACAGCATTAGAACCTTTATAGTTACCATAACCTACTGCATACTCAACCTTTTCATTAGCATTGAAAGATAATGGATGCAAGGCACTCAAAGCGGCGGCGTTAGCACCAACCTTAGCAGTTTGTTTATCAGTATAGTTATTAGCTTTTACTACAGCACCTTCACCAACAACATCAATCTTATTATTTAAAGATTGAATATCAGCAGTATTCTTACCTACCTTATTACCTAAGTCTTTAATGTCAGATGCATTTTTAGTGATGTTATTAGCATTTTCACCAATTTTTTCAGCATTTTTATTGATATTAAATGTGTTGTATGTAATAGCCTTATCTAGAGAACTTGCTTTATCATTCAACTGTTTAACATTAACAGCATCTGTATCCTTAGTTCCCTCTTTAACATCGTGAATTTGTTGTCCACCAGCACTAATATCTGTAGTAGTGAAACGGATAGTAGCATTATCATCACTTACTTGCATGCCTTCATTATTGAATGTAGCTTGTGTTAGTGTATCAGTATTTTCAATTTGAATACCTGTAGGTTTAATATTAATATGCTCACTACCATTAAAGAAATAAGCACCATCTTTATTAATACCAGCATGATTATTATCTGTATTCTTTCCGAACTCAACAGCATCCATATCTTTTAATGTTTTATTAACATTAACCTTATACTCTTTTCGTCCAAAGTCGTTGTCTTTAGACGTAACAGTAGTATTAAACCCATCTACTACAGTGTTATGCTTCTGTGCCTCTAGGGCAGTATCATACAACTGAGAACCATTGACAGCATCCGTAGATGTAGCAGAAATTCTGCCTGCGGCAACATTTTGAAGTTGACGAGTATATTCTGTTACCCCACCAGCACCAGCACGACCATGAGTACCGAAAGATACTACACTATCAGGTGTAGCACCTGCGAATGTAGAGTTAGAGAAACGAATATCAGTAGCATTGTCTTTTACTGTAGATGTACCAACAGGACTTTCAGTAACAGAATTTGTGCCAATAGCAACGCCATTCTGTACATCTGCAATAGTGTTGTTACCTAACGCTAATGCATCAATCTCTGTAGCACTTGCATGAGAACCAACCACAACGGAGCCTTGACCTTTAGTCTGAGAATTTACACCAAAGATTAACTGCTCTTTAGAGTTATCTAGTACCTTGTTGTTATAACCAACAACAACACTTTGGTCAGCACCAACAGTACCATTGTTAGCACCTACTACTGTAGTATCATCACCAGATACCTCTGTATCACGACCAACAACAATAGAAGATACACCTTTAGCTGATACATTTGTACCAATGTTTACGCTTTTAACTCCATCTGCATGAATACCATTACCAATAGCTACTGAAGATTCGCCATTGGATACTACTCCGTTACCAATAGCAATAGTGTCTTGAACCTTAGTCTCAACACCATTACCGATACCAATAGTATTAAAGTCGGTAGCAACTCCGTTACCGATACCAATACTATTGCTAAGGTTATTAACAACATTGTTACCAATACCAACACTATTATTAGATTTAGTAGTAACAGCTGTACCAATACCAACACTATCATTACTATTAGTAGTAACTGATGTACCAATAGCCACATTGTTATCAGAATTAGATTTAACAAATGAACCAAATGCAAGAGAATCTTTACCACTTGCGGTAGTACCATAACCTACAGCAAGTGCGTTAGTATTACTAGCATATGCTCCATTACCAACAGCAACTGTATTGTTGCCATTAGTTCGTGCCTGAGAACCAATGGCATAGCTATATTCTGTTAATGCTTGTGCGGATGAACCAATCGCCACACTGCTATAACCTTTTGCTTCGGAGTTTTCACCACCAGCAATAGAATTTGAACCAACTGCTTTATTATTATGACCATACGCAATACTATTAGCACCAGATACTTCATTTTGATAACCAACAGAAAATGCTGATGTACCTGTTGCAGTGATAGTGTTTGTATAACCATAAGCTTCAGCACCAAAACCACCATTTACAGTGTTATCGACACCAGCTGCCATTGCTGTACTACCAACAAGAGATGCCATAACCAAACCAGTTAGTAAAGTTTTTTTCTTTTGTAATTTCATAATAAAACCCCTTCATATTAAATGAAATAAAAATATACATACAAGGAATATTACAAAGATGTGTGCGTATATGTCATTATCACTTACCCTACATGACAATGAAGTGTTTACATAAGTTGTAAACTTATGTAATATTCCTTGCAAAATCATAATACCACATCTACATTTTGTTGTAAACCCCTAATATGTAAAATTTTCAACATAAATGTATAAACTAAATAAAAAATAGTGTATGGAGCATATCCATACACTATTAAAACTACAACAACACACTATAAATCATTCTAAATAAAGTACTATTCAACTGATTATATGTTAAACACATTGAACTATCAAAACTACCACCAGACAAACTATTAACTTTACGCAACAAATATTTTAAATCCCTAACAATAGATGACATATTACTGTACTTAACAACCCTATCGTTCTTCTCTACTACATAATCTCTCTTTAGTACGTCATAATAGAAATATATCTTATCAAACTCATTATACCTAAATACAATTAGGTCTTTCTTTTGCCCACCTAAAGTATAAGGAATATAATCTACAATAAAAGAACCATATACACTATCTTCAAATGTGAAAACACTAAGACCATTCTTTCCATCTGTTTTATAATCTTCAAGTTCTTCACTCTTAATAAATGTTAGAAAATACTTATGCAATGAAGATATACTATGATAGAACATATCATCAAAATTGATAGCTTCCTCACAATCATATGTGAAAACATAGTTATCATCTCCCTCACCACACATATCGCATACACCAACATATGCTTTATAAAGAAGATACATGAAAATAATATAATCAATATCTGAACTATCTCTACACAAGATATTATCGATTGTATCTAAACCATAACATACAGATGCAGTATAAGTATTCCTATCTCTTCTATGTAATGTAACAGAATATCCATTACTGAAATTCATCTCTATACTACCTAAGCCATAGTCATATTGTAAATCTACATTAGAACTTCCACCTATAGACACGCTACAACTATAGATGTTATTACTGCCTCTATATCCATAATCATCTGACTCTAGCATATTACACATATCTCTCACATATAAAGCCATAGTCTTACTTCTATCATTTGTATGTGCCATAGTACTTTACTCCTTACTATTATACAATCTTCGTACTTCCTCAATATTATCATTACCTATGCTATTGAACATCTGATTTACACGCTGCAATGAAATGTAATCAAAGAACCTAAATGTATCAAAATTAAACAAATGCTCATACTTAGTTACTGATAAATCCCTATCAATAGAATACACAGTCTCATTAGTTAAACATATATGCTGTTCATCAACCACCTCATCCACATGAAAATGACCATAGAACCACAACACTCTACTAGGTAATTTTTCTTCAATCCTATCTAATACATCTCTCGTCAAGCAACTATCATTAAAAGGTTTAATCCTCTTCATCTTGTGTAAAGTTGCATTACTACATGTATGAGTTAATACAAAATCAACACTATCTATATCACCAAAGGATTTAGACAGTCTTTTAACATCACTAGAGGATGGTTCCTCCTCCAACCAATAACTCTCACCCAACACACGATAATCTCTATCTATTGATTTAGCACCACCAAAACATAAGTATCTATTACCCTCAATCTTATATATGTTTCCCCTCAGTAAATGAAAACACCTATTGTTAAGTTTATGTACTTTATTACCCCACTTAGTAACAATAGGTAATGAGTTTAGATAGTCAAAATTTTCATGATTCCCATCTATAAAAGCTACATAGTAATCTAATTTACTAATATAATCTAATGCTAATCTATGTTGCTCTGTATCTTTGAACATAACACCAAAATCTCCTAAAACGATAACAACATCATTCTTTGAGATTGATATTCCATCTTTAATAAGATTTTCTTTCATTATCTGCGTGATATCACCATGTATATCACCAATTAAATGTACCATATACTAAAATCCACCCTTTTTAGATTCGTAATACTTCTTACAATTATTATAACAATCGAAATTCAAATGAATATCATACATTAAAAACGATATAAACACAACAACGAAAATAAAATCAAATGACAAAAAGTTACCATTTAAAATGATTTGATGTAAACACAACATAGACATGTACATAATAAATGCATCTATCAAAAACCACACCAAGAAAAGTATTCTATACTTAAACATATTACCTCATCTTTTGTAAACCATGAAAAATAATAAAAACCTATTATACACAAGAATTATACTTATATACAAAAAATTGAGGTATTCGCCTGAGCAAAATACCTCAATTTATGCATAATCATACAGATAATTGTCAACCTACCACATAAATTAGGTATTATAACTATCTACTTATTATTAGTTAAATATTCCTTAGCTACAGCCTCTACAACAGATAAGATTTCATATTCAGCATGTGCAACAATGGAATCCTCACCATTAGCACTCTCTTTATTTTCCTGTGATTTATTAAAATCAACCCTAGCTTTTTCTTTCATAGCACTCAACACATTTAAGAACTCAGTCTCATTAATAACATGTTTTTCTAACATAGAATTAACTACATAACTACTAATATACTTAGAATCTAACACTTTAATATCCATATCGCACCCCTACAACCTATCAATCACATCACTAATAGCATAGGGTATTGTATCGGCAATACATGCACTATATAACTGTAAAGCTATATAGTCATCAACATACACATCATCACAATACCCTAAATCTTGCGAAATTGCCACCTGTAATGAGTTTTTACCATCTTCATGATACAAAAGACGTACATAACGATAACCTTTGTTATACAACGAAATAAGCAATATTTTAGTAGCACTATCACCTATGTGTATATCCTTTATATCACTTTTAAAAGAATTAACCAACCCATACAACATAATATATGCTTCTCTTACAACTTCAACCATTACATACATAATGAATGTACCTAATACAATGAAGCCTATGAATTGACTAATAAATATCAACATATCCATGTAACACTATACCCCTTACATTATACCTGTACAGATTATAATGTTATTTATAACTATTATTTGATATCAAAAATAACTTCACACACAAAACTTTCTACAATAGATACGACAGAACCATAAGAAATACCAACAGTAGCATTTACAATATCTTGAATGAAAGACCACATATCTTCAATATACAATTCTTCCTTATAATTAGAAGAATCAATATCACCTCGAATGATAGCATACAATACTGAGTGAATCATAGACTTATCATACTTAACAGCAACATCAGAATCACCAAAATCATGCTTAACATTATAACCAAATGAAGTACCACTATCTGTATCTAGTCCAATATCATAAGACAACGTACCAACAGGAGTAAGTACAACACTACCACTATCTATCCTAGTAGTAATACAATCTTCCTCACCATCATCCTCAGATTCATCTTCTACAATATCAGATACACCATAAGGTACTTCACAAATATAATCCTCGTAATCTGTAGGTAATTCTAACGCAACCCAAATCAATTCTGTATTAATAGCATTGATTAATTCGTCTACATCAGTAATTCCATACTTATGTAATTTATAATCCCTATCTAACTCACTAAAATCAGCACCACTCATGATAGATTTAACAAACTCATTACACTTAGACAATAAACCCAAATAGTCAAACATTGTATCTAAGAAATTATAAATCGTTCTATCATTAGAAACACATTTAGCACCATTAACACTTTCATAGTCCCTAATATAAGAAACCAAATCTTCAGTATTATCTTTCCTAGACATAACGAAAGCATTTTTCTTAGCACGTACTAGTACATTAGAATATAAATCAACACAAGCATCAAACTCTACACCCTTAGATTGATATTTATCACTTTGTAACAATCTAATGTTAGTTGTTAAGTAAATCTTAAAGCTAAAAGCACAAGACTTTTCAAATGTCTCATCAGAAAATACCTCAGATGTACGTTTAGAGAATGTATACAACAAAGAATATGTAGTATCCATAAAATCATCAAAGTAATCAGTATTATCCTCATAAGCATCATTACCAAATAAAGATATATAGATACCTACAAATCGCTTCTCATACTCAGAATAACTGATACTAGCACCATCACACAAATAATATAGGTGATTTAGTAGTTGAATATTATGATGACGAATAAACACATTATTAATAAATGAATCCAACTTAATCTTACGACTTCCCTGTGCTAAGACAAACAATAAATCAAAAACGTCCATCTTAGCGATATCACAACCATTTACACAACGAATGTAATTAGTGATATCTTTAAAATAACGATAATGTGATGCAATCTTATCACTACTACCACCATTTAAAAATGTAGATTCAAATAATGCCTGTGAACCACAACTACTAATAGCACTACTATAAGCACCACTTGTACCAACAAGATATAAATAGTCAGAAACTACTTTCTTGTTAAAAACATCAGAATACTGTTTCAACTTAAATTGGTTATGTTCACTCATGATATAATCTCCTTTACTGTAATAACAATGATATGAACTTTTACACACTAATTATAACCAACTTTACAAAATATTACAAGTATAAAATAAAAAGAGAGTGTAGAACTTAATCTACACTCTCTTGCATAATATACTTATTTAGATACCTTGTAGGTAACTTTAAATTTAAGAATATCTGATTCTTTTGTTTTAACCCTATTAACATCAGGCCCTGTATAATCATTAAGACTATCACCACAGAATTTTTTAGTTACACGTTTAACAACTTTTGTAACATCACTAACACCCTGTGACTCATCGCCAACACCATCATTAGTCAATGCGTAAACAAAGAATGAATATTCTTCAAAGTTATCATTTTCAGTATCAGGTACAAAGAAGTACTTACTACCTACTAACTTCTGATAGTTAGCATTAATAATAAGATTTACAGGGGATACTTTATCTTCACTACCCTCTGTAACTTCCTCATCTTCTTCATCAGAATTATCAGAACCCTCAATAACCTCTTGATTATCTAAATCTTCCTCAAATTCTTCTTTAGCTTCTTTTTCAAACTCAGTCTCTTTAACATCTTCATTGATTAAAGACTTACGTTTCTCTAACAAAGCTTCTGTAATGCTAACACTAGCACTATTTAAAATTCCCATTAAACCACCTATTTATTATTGGTTAACAGACTCTTTCAATACTTTAGATGCTGTGAATTTTGGTGCTTTTTTCTCAGGAATTGTAATTTCCTCACCAGTTTTAGGATTATGACCCTTACGTGCAGAACGTACTACCTGCTCAAAACTACCAAAACCATGAATAGACACTTTTTCACCTTTTTTAACTTCTTCAGTGATTGTATCAAACAAAGTCTCTACAACTTCTACAGCTACTTTTTTAGTACCTACTAACTCTTTATTAACCAATACCTCAGCTAATTCTACTTTATTCATGTTATGAACCTCTTTCTTATGTGAATTTAAAATATCTAGTGTATGCTCTGAAATATCTTACGTGGACTAACATATCACTATAAATACATTATACATTAATATACTTAAAATTTGCAACTAATTAAAAGAACTTAGTTGCGATATAAATTGTATTACCCTTATTTTGAATTTTAACAAAATCTTTTACATTAGACTTCAAACTACTGATAAACTCTTTAATAATAGAAGAATCACCTACATTTAACTCAATCATTGCTTGATACTGATAAGACCTATCCTTGAAATCAAATGAAACATTAGGTTTTATAGAAACTGAACACCCACCATCAGCTAACTCATACTTATATTCATCAAGCACATCAGCAAAAGATTCTAAACCACAAATATACTTTGCAACTTGGTCAGCAACCACAGAATTAAATGTATTCATATTAAAGAAAGGCTTATTACTTGACTTAATCTCTTTTAAAATTTCAAAAGACAAAGATGATGCACTACTACTCATGATATCTGAAATAGAGATTGACTCATTGACAACTGACTCTACTACTTTACGTTTCTCAACTGTACTATCCGTAGCAGTAATATTGATTGTTGATTGAATGAATTGCTCACCACCTACACGTACACTACTTGTATTGAACTCACATTCATAATCAAAACTAGCTTTATCTTCTAAATAAGACAACACAGCATCAGATACTTCCTCACCCATCTCTGTATCAGACAATACTTTAACTGTCAAAGCATTATCTACCAATGTTACATCAAGTGCATTGATTGTACCATCAAAGGCATCACGTACTACATTTTCAACCTCTACTGTATCATGAATGTACTCACCTAACTGTACTACTGTACTTTCATTATCTAAAGCTTCTAAAATTTTCTTCATTAATTATACCTCTTTTTAAAAAAGTAAACACAATATTATATAACAAATAAACCAATAAAAATCTATGATTTTAACAATAAACTAATATCAAGAGAACCACCATTAATATGTGCGAACATGTTCATAGGTGTATTTAATGTATCTATTAAATCACGTACCTTACTGTCTTCACCACTATTAATAGAACACACTACATCTATTTGTAAGTCTGATGTATTACCAAGGCACAAATTTTTAAAGATAATGCCTGTAATAGTTACATACTTATATAACTCACTATCAATACAACAACGCTTAACACCTTTAGTTGATTCACTCTTATAGTACCAATACAAGAATGACTCTATAACCTCAGATGCCTCAACACAGAATGTACCACTACCTCTAGTAGTATTATACGTAGTAGCAACTACACCATAAGAAGTTAAACTAGAAATTACATCCCTCGCCCTATCTACAGGAGAATCAAATGCCACCTCTAACTTATCACAAGCAACATCAAATGAATCACCATTATTAAAAGTAACAAGTAGACATACAGGCAATTTCATATACTTAAACTCTATTAACAATAAGTCATCAGCAATACGATATACATTTGACAATATTGTTTTCTTATCAGGATGTCGTTTTGACTTTAAAAATGTCTTATAATTATTATTTACATTAAAATCTATACCAATAACAAATAAAGCAGTACTATCAGGTATATCCCCATTAAGTAAATCTTTAAAAGCTTTAAGAGATGTACCATTAGATTTAAAACTATTAGCAAGCATTCCTTCAGACAAAGATTCAAGTATACTGTTACGTATATTCATATAACCACCAATCAGAAACACTCTAAGACTATAGTGCCACCCATAATCTTAACCCTATTAACCCACTTCTCTACACCAATACCTCTAATCTTCTTATAGAAGTCCTTAGCATCACCATTAGATGCGAACTCTATTTTAAACCTACAACCTAACGTAGGTAATTTTAATTTAGAATATACACTCTCTAAGTATACCTCACAATACACATCTGAAATCGCATTTACCACATCATCAGTAATTGCATTAAAGAACTCTTCGCCTAAGCATGTAACAAGTGTAGAATATTTACCAAACTTGATATCATCATCACGTGTAGCAGAAACCAATTCAAACCCTAATGTAGTTCCTTTATAACTAAAACCTTCATCTCTTAAAGTCTTATCAATAAGATTTACATACGCATCGATTGTATTGCACTTGCCATCTACAAAACTAATTAAGTCATTAACAAATTCCTCTGTTGCAGAACCAACTCCACCATCATAAACAAGAATGTTATCATCTCGTTCCTATGTATCTGTATACTCATTAGAATACGGATTTTCCACAAACACTCGTATCTCAGACTTGTAATCTGTAGTAAAGTAAATATAACAACCTTTACAATAAATAGGCTTAAATAAACTATTATCACATGTCATCTTACTAAATGTAGGCTTAGTATACTTAGTTATACTAAAAGTAATGCCATCAAAGAAGTCAAATATATCTTCTAAATACCCATCCCTCATCTTAACTACAGTATCACAAAAAAGTTTTGCTCTACTACTTTTACTAACCTCTTTTGAGTTAGCTGTTTGTAACATGCCCTCTGACAGTGATTCTAATATACTATTTCTTTTATTCA